TTCTTTGGTTCGTATTTTTGAATATCGTTTTCAGATATTTGAAATAATTCACCTAAAGCTTGACGCTCGTTGTCCTTTTCAAAGTAGTTTTCTTTAAACCACTTGTGTAGTGTACCATCATCCATCTCTTCTGTCAACTTAAATTTTACATACGCTTGCTTTTTTTCTCTTTCTATTCGACGGAGAAAGGCATAATAAATTATTTGAGTAAAATATGAAAATGGATTTTTAGATTTGCGTGGATTAAAATTGTGAGCGTACATCAAACAATTTTCTATAGCATCACCTATCATTTCATCTTTATACGAATATTTTGTAAAATTGGATTTGGAACATAATCGTTCAGCTATTTTTAAGAAACATTCTCCTATAAAATTTGAAACAGGAGGCCGATCATCACCACTTTCTTCTGCTTCTCGTATTTCTTTTTTCCATTTTACCATTTCATCTAAAAACTTTTTATTATCTACGTAATGTTCGTCGTTTGTTTTTAATTTTTTACCTTTTTTAGGTTTTTCACTTGACATGATATAAAATTCCTGTTATAATATTTTGTCTGAGTTAAATAAAGAATATTTACTTATACTCATCCGAGTGGGGATCTGGATGCCAGTCCGTCCAGCTATTACCAAAATCCTTTTTATCCTTCTTATTACCAGTGTACTTTTGAGGATTCATTCCTTCGCCATTACTATTGGTAACTTCATTAATCATTTCACCAAATTCTTTTCGATCAAGAATCCCTGTTCGAAGTAATTCAACTAACACGTTGGGTGAAAAGATCATGTTCATAAATATCATTTTATCATCTGGCTTACGTTTTGCAAGATCTTTTACGTTAGATTCTTCTTCGTACATTTTATCACTCTTTTCGAGTAATTCTTTGATGTGTTTGTCGATTATATCAAACGGATCTAATCCATCATGAGGACCGGTTTCTCCACTTTTTTCTATTCTTTTTGCTTTAGGTTTTGGTAGTTTGCCAGAATTATTTTTCTCTTTTTCTATTTCGTATAAAGTGGTAGCGTCAGGAGATGCTGTAATTATAGTGTTAATAGCGTCTTTATTGATTACTGCAAATTTATCGTCCGAAAGCATTAACCAGTCTTTAAGCATTAGTAATTCTTTCATTCCACCAAATAAATCGGATTGAACTACGCTTTTGAATACCATAGGATGATAAATCTTTACAGTTTCATCCTTACTTGTTCGGACAGTTCCAATAATATCTTCACCCGATTTCAGTTTGATGATTTTGTATTTTTTCATGTGTCTCCTTTGGTAATTGTACAGATAATAGCTTGTAAGGAAATCCTTCATTAGTATATATTTTTAAACGTTCTCGTAGATGATTCATGCCGTGATTGACGTGACTTTTATATCTAAGATCATCAGCAATATCAATCAGTTTCATTTGCATTTTTGTTTCGCTTTTACGCAAACCTCTACCTATAGACTGTAGAACACGAATTACAGATTTAGACGGAGATGCGAAAATAATATTGTGTATGTTTCTTATATTTATGCCTGTAGAACAGGTTCCGTAAGAAGCAATAAGAATAGAATTTGATTCTTTATCCATAACTTTGCGAATTTGTTCACGTTCTTCTACTTCTGTAGCACCATGAATAAAGTAAACAGATTTTTCTGTATTAGATTGTATTAATTCGTATAGAGGTTTACCTTGTAACTCAACAAAGTTAAACAAGACTAAAGTATTTCCTGATAGTTTGTTACATAAATTTTTAATAAATGTGTTTCGCCGTGAATTACCAACAACCCAACGAATCTCGTCCACATAAATCATTTTTTTAGTGGTTTGAATGTCTTCGGGTGAATATTGTAGTTGTAAACAATCAATACTGATTTGTGATAATAAATCTTGATCTATTAATTTTTTTGTGGTAGTGGTATGATACGTTTGTCCAAATAATCCTTCAATAACCAATTTGTGCGTTTGTGTTCCGTCCAAAGTACCAGTTGTTCCTACTCTGTATACGGTTTTTTTGGCTTTAGACATGATAGAAGTTAGTGATTTGGCTTTAAATAAATGACACTCATCCCCAAATACACCAATAAAATCATCAAAATATTCGTATGGTTGATTGTAAATACTCTGCCATGTAGAAATAATTATTCGTTTGGTAGAAGTTTTATCTTTACCAGACATTACAGTGTGGATATTTCTATCCGCTTTCCAAGTATCGCGTTTGGAGTATTCACGAAAGTCCGCCAACATCTGAGCCACCAGACTGGTGGTAGGTACTACAATTAGTATTTTTCCAGTTGAATGTTGATCTAATATCCAACGACACAGGAGGTAGATCATTAACGATTTGCCTGATCCTGTAGGAGACACCAGAAGGGCTCTAGAATGGCTCAGGACGTGTTGTACGGCCTCTACCTGATAATCGTATGGTTTGACTTCTTTCCCCCCAGCAGTAATTTTTAACTGGTCTATAAACGTTTTAACGTCTTGATTTGCTGGAGAACTATACGGAATTAGTTCTTTTTCCCAAGTGTATCCACGATCTTTGGCAAATTTAATAACTAAATCAGTTAAACCTGCAAAAATAGTTTGAGTGTACAGATTAAATAAACGTATTTTCCCGTCCCATAATCGCTTTTTAAATGCTGGTGTATACTGAAAATTAGGAACAGTAAACGTAAAATAGCTGTTTAATTCTTTAGCCAAGGAGCGATCACACTCTACTTTAATGAACACCGAATCGGGTTGTGTGATCTTTATATCTACCATTACACTCCTTGGGTAAATTTAATCCAATCTATCATGGCGCGTATCTGCCATTGTCGGTTGTTTATAATTTTAACTATATTTTCTAAATATTCTACTTTTTCTTGTTGAAAATTTACACGTTCGTCTAATTTTATCCATTCTGAATCTGATGTTATCAGTTCGTCTGCTTCAGTTTTTAGCACGTTTAATTGGAACGGTTCCCACCCTAGTTGTTGTAGTTCTTCTTCGCTCATTCTTCCAGTATAATATAACCATTTATTGCGACGCAGAACAGCTTGTTCGTTTTGAAGTTTCTTTAAACGAAGCTTTTCGTCCATATAAAATGTTAGATATTTATTGTGTAGTTGAGGAGTGTTGGCAGATTCACGATCTAAAGCCGTTTCATCAATCTTTAAATCTTGTTTAATCATGTTTTTAAGTTCATCAAAAGTCATAATATATTATACCATAAATTATTAATAAATCAAGTGTTTTAAAGTCTTTCTATACTGTAACCAGAGAACGCAAACTCAACAGTAGCAACAACTTCCACCGATTCTGGCAGAATTGTAGAGAACGCAATTCCGGATAAACTTACCGGAAATACGTGATTAAATTTAACTCTAATTTTTGGTTTGTACGTGCTGTTTGTTAGTATCAACATGGCGTTAGAATCTGTTTTTGTTGTGCTTCCTGCACTACTACTGGAATACGGATACGCAGAGCACGCTTCTCCAAAGTTACCTAGCCCCTTCATCCAGTTAAATATTTCTAACCAGTTTCTTAAATCTTCGTCAACTTTAAACGTTAACTGTAAATTTTCAAATTTATAGTTTCCTGTAGGCACAGTAACAGGATATCCTAATGATGTTGGTTGAACATCTGATTCAGTATACAATCCTGGTAGATTTGCGGTTTGACAAAAATAGACCATATTTGGAACGCGGTCTAAAGTAAACTCAAAATAATTAGCTAGTAATGGATTGTGTGTTCCGGTGTATCCTGCCATACAAGTATTTATGAAAACGAAAAGGGCTCCCTTTTTACGGGGAGCCCTTAGCGTTAGTTTTAGTTACGGTTTAGATCAGAGACCGAAACCGGTATTGCCGTGGAGGTTATCAACGCGGAAGATACGGTAGTAAACGTTTCCGCTGTCCTTGCCACCACCAGTGAGAAGATCCATGCTTTCCGAGAATGGATTGGCGACCATGCCGTAGCGGGTCTTGAATCCGATCTTGGGTTGGAAAGTGTTCTCACCAACTGAACGTACCATTTGTAGAGGAACGTATGGGCAGTAGAAGAGACCAGCGTCGTATGGGCTGGCTCCACGATAGCCTACAGTTACGAAGTTAACGCCTAGAGCAGCGTATGGATCGATGTAGACCTTGAACTTGCCGTTGAGAATACCAGCAAAGGTATTGCCGGTATCGTCAACTTCTAGTTGAGGTTGTAGGGCTGGGGTGAGGTTAAGGAAGCCACCCATGGCGAGAGCCGAAGCAACGTCTGACGAGCAGACGATGAAGTTGCCCTTACCACGACGAGTTTCCTTGGCGATCACGTTGGCTTCACGCTCGATTTGGAACATGAGACCACGGAAACGCTCGGCACTCCAACGACCGTCTGAGTCTACGTTAAGATCGTAGATACCACCGTTTGCGGAGTTTTGTAGATCGGTTTGAGTGCAACCGGTCTTGGCTACGCGGTAGATGGTGTGAATTAGCTCACGGTTGATTTCGTTGAGAATTTCAGTGCTAAGGATATTAGCAAGTTCACTCTCAGCGTCGAGACCGTGTACAGCCTTGAGATCTTGAGCTAGCTCAGTGGTGTACTCAGCCTTTAGAGCACGAGTCTTGGCTTCTACAGCAACGCGTTCAATGCTGAACGACATTTGAGCGAAATCACGACCACCAGCAACACCTAGTTGTTCGCCGGTGTTGGTGAGCATTGCGCGGAAATCGTTAAAGCTAGCGTCAGTAAATGCACCTGAACGAATACCGCCTTGACCAGCAGTGTTAATAGCGGTTGCGCCGCTACCTACTGGAGACACGCCACCGGTTGCAGAGAATGCTGCGCCAGTAGCAGTACCACCTGAACCACCGAATTGAGCAAAAGCTTCTTGGAAGAG